CGCAGTTCTCTACATAAGATGTCTTGTTAATGAATGTGCTACCCTTAAATTCCTCAGCTAATCCGTTAGCTAATACTCTACCTTCTTCATTCAGGATAGATGCAAGGATAGTTATTGATTGGTCTGTCTTCTCTACTATTTCTGTAGTAAGCGAATAGTTTGGAAAGTTTTTTCTGAAATAAATAAGTCTCTCATTTACTTCAACATACTCTTTTCCGTGAATGTTTATTGTTTTTAATTTTGCCATTTGATTTTGAATTTAATTTAAATTTAATTTTACTGTACTTATTTAGTACATTAGTTCGTGCCGACTTTAGCGACTGAATCTGTTTAGGATTCCTTCTACCGTTCATTTCTCTTTTAATTGATGCTTCAATTTTATCAAGTTTTAAACGATAGTTAGACAAAGATAATTCATAAACACCAATTCTCCAACCTTTTTCTAAAAAAATATTTAGCTGAGGTTCGGTAATGTTTGAATACCACTCTCCGCCTAATGAGGTGTTTAATATTTCAACCGTTTTTGTTTCGTGGTCTTGATGAATTTTGCACCCATACAACAATCGAGCATTGTATTTATTTCCACTTAGGTTTGCACTATACTCGTCTGCCATTGCTTGATTCATTATGTCTTCTAAAGAATATTTCATTTATGAAACCGCAAACTCTACACCTCCCGTGTAAGATAATGTATTCACAATTTTTTGATAGTCTTCGTCTGACTCTACCTTATCTGAAACCACATCGATTCCGTGTATGATAGTTGAATGTCCGACATTGTATCCGTATCCACCCATATACTCTTGGATGTATCTTATCTGCATTGGTCTATGAAAACAAAGATAGTAAAGAAGATGTCTTGCATCTACAATGTCTCTTCGTTTAGATTTTGTCATTAAGTCTTCCTCAGTTATGAGAAACTCTCTGCAGACTCTCTTCACAAAATAATCGAATATATTTTTCTTCATTTTATTTTAGTTTTATTGCCGAAGATTTCCCCATATGATTTAAATATATCATTGAGAATGTCTACTGCAGAATTAGAATTATGATTTTGTTTTTCTTTTAACTGACTCATCCATTGGTCGTATCGATACTCTTCATCGATGTGTGAGTCCTGATTTTTTTCACGCTCTTCCGTGAACATTTGCTTTGATTTTGACATATAATTTGATTTGATATTTGATTAGTAAATATACTTAATGTTTATTTATTGTCCAAATTTTTTCTATTCTTTTTCAGTTGAACTTTTAATAAGATTAAGTATCCGATTAAGTCACTGACGCTATCTTCAGTTGCGTCTGTTATGCCACGCATTTTAATACGAGATAGCTTATCATCTATCCTCGCACACAACCCCTCCACTGCATCTAACTTACTAAATATTTTAGGTGGATTGTTTGCGGTATCTCCATACGCTTTATTCTTTTCAAGTAAAAGCATTACTATTTTTCTTGCCTCTTCTTTTATTATATCTTCTGTCTTCGCCATTATATCTTCATAAAATTATTATCGAAAATATACTGCTCGACTTCATTAATATCTTTGTCCTGCTTATCCGCCTTATACCAAGTTCCATCTTTCAGTAACTCTATGTAAGCTCCGCTAATGTACGCCATTACATTCGTGGTGTCATCGTGCAATGTGTCTCCTTGAAAATTGTTTACAAAGTCAATACGACTTAACAATCTACCCGTGTCTTTGAAGACACTAATAGTAAATTCTTTCTCTTTGTCTGCATATTGTTGCATCCTTTGGATGTAATAGGTATCGGGCTTGGCTCGTAATTTTTCTGCCGTTGCCTCCTTTAAATAAATTGATTTCATAATATTAAATTTTAATGTTCGACTTGTTCTTCTACTTCATCAAGGTGTTGGTTAACAACCCTTGAAACATAAAGAGGAATGTCTACCAATCTTTCTTTGGTGCCATCCTCCCATTCGACTTCTATGCTATACGCTTTTATCCTCATACGACTTCCCCCCTTTCTTCTGCTTGTGATTCCTCGTGTGTCATCACAACACAATCTCCTACTATAACCTTTCCACACATTGCAGATACTTCTAAGTTCATTGGTAAGTGCATAAGTATTCCTTCCTCGTTACAGAAGATTACATACTTGTCGGTATACACTGCTTCAATGTATCCGCCTACTGCTTTTTGTTTTGGCTCAAGTCCGAGACATTGAAAGTTATCCGTGACTTCTCCGTTTGCTTTGATTAATTTTGCCATAAGATTTAATTTAATTAATGTTTGATTTCTGTTCAAAGATAGTACAATTATTTTGATTGTCCAAATATTTGACTGCCATATTTTACCCACCAATGTCCATCTATAATTCGCTTGTCTACCTCGTGCCAATTTTGAATAGCCATCGGCTTTGGTTTTGGTAAGAGTCCGACTTCAATACCAATTCGTAGTCCTAATTTCAATGCCTCGTCTATCTCATCGTGTGATTCGATTAAGGATTCAGAGTCATCATCGTGTACTACAAATAATTCGTGAGCCAACCATACCTCTTCTCTTTTTTTCTTTCCGTACTTCATTCGTTCAGTTACATCAAGCCAAACAAATCCGTCTTTAGTTATATATATTCCCATTTTAATTTAAATTTAATCGTGGTACAAACCCACTAAGTTTATGTTTTAATATTAGTATTACTTTTTCTTCTATGTAGCTATACCACTCTACTATATGATAGTCTTGTGTTCCATTGACTTCATCGTGTCCTCGCTTACATTCGCCATCGTAAAGTTTGTGTAGTCTGAAATATCTGTTACTGATTTCTCTAATTAGAAAGTCTTCTGTTGCTTGGTCGCTCAGAGGAAGACTCTCAAGTTCTAATATCTCTCGCATCATAAATTGTGCAAGTGCTTGTTTAGTTTTCTTATTCATTGCTCTTCAGTTTTAAGTTAAACACTTCATCTGCTACAATATCTATCGCAAGATAAACTTGTTCAATCGTAGCTTCATTGTTCAATGCTTTGATTAATACTTCTTGTGCCACTTCACTTTCACAATCATAGTTCTGCATTACATCTTCTATGTGCCAAAGGTTATCGGTCTGATATCCTCGCAACTCTAACTCATTGCGTAAGTCTTGCGTTGATATTTCTTTCAAGTCTTGCGTTGATACTTCTTCTATAATCTCATCTATCATTTGAGATGCTTCCATACTTGGATAATGGTCTATTGGATTTCCAAAAGTTTTCTCGTAAAGAGATTCGATTTGCTCTACACTTAGATGTTCTTTTAAGAATCTATATAATTTGATTTGTTTTATGTCTTTCATTTGATTTAATTTTAATTGATTAATACTATAGATGTCCTCCTGTTTTTAGTTTGTCACAATCGTATCTCCATTCAGATTCTGAATCAGGTTCGTTCATACAAGAATTGTAATGTGAATTAGCATCAGCATCTGTTCCAAAGCCATATTCATATGTGGCTTTATCCATTGCCTCGTCTATTTTATCTACATATAAGTCCTCGTGTTCAAACAGATAGTCAGTCAAATTGTCTTCTGTTATATTGTTTGGTACTTCTATTTCTACTTCTGCAAATTTGTGGTAGATACTTCTTTGTTGAATTTTTACTTTCATTTGATTTGATTTATGAGCAGTGTCTTTGAAGACACCGCTCTGATTAATATTTATTTTAACAATACTCGCTATTGATTTCATCTTTGGTATACTCCGCTCCACATCCTACACATTGGTAGTTATCTGATATGCCATCGTGTACCAAGTCATTGAAACAAGCAGTGCAGTATGGAGAACTGCTCTCCACATCACAATCAAAGTCTAACTCTACTTGTCTGTCATCGACTACGATTGGCTCATCGAAAGTGAATGGTCGGTAGCTATACTTTGGTCTTTGGTATTCGTAAGACTCAGTATGATTCTTACCATTCCATCTACCCTCTTCTTGTGGATTGAAATAAACCCAACACATCAACTCTCTGTCTTTGACGATGATAGGAATTTGCTTTCGCTTGTACCATCTTGGATGTCCTTCTAACCCATCTATGCTCTTTAGATTGGCATCGCTGACTTTGAACACATCAACTTTTACATTGTGTCCTTTGCCTTTCTTTTCGAATAGGTAAGGTAGTCCATCAACTACCAAAGGATACTTGTCCTTTGTCTTTCCATTACCGAGATGTTTTGATGAGGTAAGGTAAGTGTAGTAGTTACCAAACCCTTTCTTCAGTGTTCCATACACTGCGATAAGATTGTCTTGTAACACATTACCTTTAGAGTACCACACTCCATCTTTCTTTACCCAATTCAACTTGTTGTAGATTTGGAATGTTCTGTTGCGAGTATTGATAGATACAAACCTTGCTTCAAACTTCTGTAGCTGACTCGCCCAAGTATGTCGTGGTGTCTTGCCAAGTCTGATAGCTAAGTCTTCAGTGTCTGTCATTCGCTCACTGCCATATCCTTGTGCAGTTCCATTCATCATCAACAACTCATCTTTGTTGTATCCACATCTGAATGGATGAGTATTCTCTTTACAGATTCTACCAATGGTTGCATACCTAAAGTGTGCAATGTATGGTCTGTCTGTATTGAGCAACTGATACTCTTTTGATTTGTGATAGCTGACCTTGAAAGTGTCGAGCCATACGATTCCCAATCCATGAGGATTGATTTTTGCGGATGTTTTAAGAACTTCTGTCGGCACATCCTTGCCTTTCTGTTTAATAATAATGATACACATAGTGTTTCGATTTATGTAGCAGTGTCTTTGAAGACACAGAACTACTGATTAATGTTTGATTTAGACAAAGATACGACAATAATTCGACATATCCAAATCTTTTTTTTCTATCTACTGACAACTGCAGTAAATTTTTCTCGAAGAATCCACTTGTACTTTCCGATGTTCTCGTTGTACACTCTGTCGATTGCTTCCCATTTCGTATAAGCAGGTACGACTTTGATTTGTCGCCCTGCATACCTGACCTTAAAGTATTTCTGTCTTTCCATTACTTCTCGTTTTGATTAACAACTTTGCCGTCTACCATTCTCTCAACTCCGATTATCTTATGTCCCTTTCGACACATATAGCTATACCAATTCTCGAAATGCTTTTCGTTGTTAAAGTCTTTGACATTGGTTCCATAGTTACCATACACAGATTTAATTGTGATGCAGTATGTTACTTTCTCTTGCGGTTTGTAGTCCAACTTGAACTGCTCCATCTTTTCGTGGATATTCTTACCGCTATAGTCCTTGTAGTTACAAGGAAAGTCTACAAGTTTGCTATTAAAGTTTGAAGAGTAAACTTGTGTAAATGATTTGACTGCTTCATCAGTCCATTCGAATTTAGTTTCCATATTTTTGTTTTTAATGTTTGACATAGAGAGCAGTGTCTTTGAAGACACCACCCTTTCGTTCATTGAGAACTCATCAGTATGCCTACGCTCTATCTTCTTTCCACACTGCGATATTTATGAGTAGTAAAAACCAACCAATTACTAAACAAAATATACTCGTTGCTGAGGCATAAGTGAACTCAACGAAACTAAAATACTCTGCATTGTTTTTCCATATGTCAATTAGAACTCTAAGAGCCATTGAATAAACGAATAGTGTTACGATGTTAAGTGTTACATTTTGAATGTTGTTAAATGTCTTCATTTTATTAAAATTTAAATTTGTTAATCTGTTTCGACCTTTCGGTCATCATCAGGATAGGCACACACCTATCGACAGAAAGCAGTTTTACATCTTGCTTAGGATGAGATAGAACTCAGAAATAAAACTCTTCTTTGAACTTTCTTACATCAGTGTATTCGTTTGGTGTGTAACCTCTCTTGTAACACCCTCTACGACCACCAAACTGATAGGTTAACTCTCTATCATTACTCCACCATCCCTCAAACCATCCGACCATCTCTAAGTCCATCTTACTACCATTGATGACTTTCTGCATCTTCTTAGCTAAAGCAATAGTCTTTGCAACTTTCTCAGCATCGTTGTTGAACATCGATAATAAGATTGGCTTTACTGCATTACAGAAATGGTGTAGTGATGAATTTTGCTTGTTCACTGCGAAATCAATCAACTGATAAAAGAACTCGTATCTGCGAATCGTTTGCTTCACTGATGTGAATCTTGATGGAACTCTGAACTCTACAACTCCATCGCCATCTAAAGTTTTGTAGTTAGCAATCGTGTACTTTGTACTCCACTCTGCAGATGTGTCCATAGTGATGTTACCTCTGCAAAAGTAATTGTTCACTCTGTGTCTGTAGATGGCATAAACTAAACCACTGAACTTCTTCATTCTGTCAGATAACTCTCTACCACTCATATCCTTAACTCCCAATGTAATGTGACCACCACATTTTCTGTTAGATGGGCTGAACTCATCGTTAATTATTTTCTTAGCTTGGTGGAACATATTGAACACTTTCGTTCTCCACATTGATTTGTCTACCAATGGTAAGATGTGAGTAACTGCCTCAGCACCACAACTACCATCGTGTTCAAATCCACATAACAGAGGATACTCTTGAACTGCACTCCTATGAAATCTGTTCTTCTCGAACTCCATTCCGATTGTGAATATACTTGAAAAATCATCAGCCACATTTACTCTTGCACTACTCGGTAGACCATTGATGTCCACTGCTTCTGCTTTGTTCAGTTTGTATGGATGTGGCTTACTTCCATAGCTTGAGATTCTACCTCTTGAAGACTCGTTGTGAATCTCGAACTGAACTCCTTGTTGATTTAAATTTCTCATTTTAAATTTAATTTTTGTTGGTTTTCTGTTTCGTCCTTTCGGTACTCATCAGCACAGACACTCATCTGTGGACAGAGGATAGTGTCTTTGAAGACACTACCCTTTGTGATTTAGATTTCTCTTGCTATATCTCTCATAGTGTTAAACATTTTCATCAGAGATTCATCGATGTCGATTTCTAACTCACCATTGATTGAGATTCCGCTCTCACTAAGTCTTACAGAGTAACCCTTTTCCCCATTTACACCATCCTTAGCGATGCTGAATGTAGCATAAGTTTTCTCTCTTGCAACTTCGTTATCCTCTGTACCGCTCTCTTCGTTCTTAGCATACTTCAGTAACGCTTCGATACTTCTCTGTACATCTTCGCCATTATTCTCTGCTCTTGTACACTCTCTCTTGAACTTCGTTACCACAGATGATTGCTCTATCTGTAGCTTACCCGCTTTGTTCATCTTGTAACCGAATGACTTCTGCCATCCGAATACTCTGTTGAAGAATACTTCGGTATTGTTCCATTCGATACCCTCATCTTCTAACTGAGTCTTTGTCTCAGCTTTGTTAAACCATTCTAACGATTGGCTAACTAACTTCGCTAACTTCAGTGATTTGTCGAACTTGTTCTTCTTCGCATCAGATACTTCAGTGATTAGATTCTCGATTGTAGCAAAGTTTACTTGGCTACGAACTGATGGCAGTGCTAAAAAGTCTGCCTCGATTTGCATTAAATTTCTCATAATTGATTGATTTTTAAGTGTTTATGTTTATTTGAGGACTATTCCTCGTTCATATCTTTGGTAAATATAGTCTATTTCATTGAATTACCAAACACTTTTCTAATTTTCTTTCATTCTTTGTTCAATTCTTTTATTTTCTCTCTGTTACAAGCATTTACAGATTCTTTGTTCACTATGGTTTGTAATGGGTAAATAAATCTCAATCAGAGGTTAAGGAGATTCTCTCTCTATCTCCTTGTGTCTTCATAGACACTAATCTTCTTTCTCTCTCTGTAGAGGGAAGGCACCTCATCTGTGAGGGAAGGTAATCTGTGCAGATGTACTGCACTGATAAACGACAGAGGTAGACAGGGACAGGAACAGGTCAACAGGGAGCCAACAGAGGCACAGAAAAAAGGCAAAAAAATCAGAACCGCAGGTACAAAAAGCTAACCCCCCCTGCCAAAAAAAAACGGGTTCCGGTTGCGGGGGTGCACACGCAGGGTGGGGGGGGACCTAAAGACTACACATATCTAAAAAAAATTTACTATCTTTGTATAAACTAAACAATCAGTTATGCACGGATTTAAAATACCACCATCAATGATGGGATACGAAGTAAAGGACGGCAGGTTAATTAATATGGCACCTTCCCCTGAAATGGGAATCACAAAACTTGCTATGATGAAAAAAGCAAAGAAGAGATTTGATAAAGTTCAAATGATTGCAGAAGGAAATGAATTAGCTAATGCTAACATTGACCTATTCAAAAAAGATATTTAAGAAATTATAGTGTGTCGTAAACTATAGTGTTTTGATGTTTGATGGAAAGAGAGAGTCACCCCGACTCTCTTTTTTTTGTACCCCTATTAGGACTCGAACCTAAAACCTACAGATTAGAAGTCTGTTGCTCTATCCATTTGAGCTATAAGGGTAAAATTATGTTATCTTTTTATTTATTGTGTTGAGTTAGTGTTGAGTTAGTGTTAACTTTAAAAACTCTAACTTATTGTAAATCAATTACTTAACTACTATAGTGTTAACTTTGACGACTTTAGAGCTATCATACGGAAAATATATTATTACACACTTAAAAGGTAGTAGTAGTAAAGATACCATAAACCAAGCACATATTGTAAACCATAATAATTTTTTATATCTTTGCATAATAATTCAAATCAAATAACATTATGCAACAAGGATTCACTCCGAAAGAACTTCACTTTTCTGATGAAGGTAGAACCAAACTCATTAGTGGTATAAATAAAATAGCTGCCGCAGTAAAATCAACTTTAGGTCCAAGAGGTAACACAGTGCTTATTGAATCACCGGAACACCTTCACGGTATAACCGTAACTAAGGATGGTGTAACAGTGGCTAAATCTATTTCATTATTAGACCCGGTTGAGAACCTTGCGGTTAGGATGATGAAAGAGGCAGCAGACAGAACTGCTTCCGCAGCCGGTGATGGAACAACAACCGCTATTGTATTAGCTGAAGCATTAGTTAATGCAGGAACCGAATTGATTGACGACAATCGAACCGAAGTGTTAAGACACATTGTAGAAGAAACCAAACAGATATCGAAGTCGCTAAAAGTAAAAGGTAAGAAACTTGATTCCAAAAGACTTCGTGATGTAGCTATTATATCTGCGAATAATGACAAGCAGATTGGAGACATCATTGCTGATGTATATGAAAGCGTAGGTAGTGATGGTGTAGTTACAGTAGAAAAAAGTAAAACCTCATCTACTTATTATGAAACCACAAAAGGTATCAAAGTAAAAAGAGGATATGCCTCCAACCTATTTATCAATGACCAAAAGCGTGATGAGTGTGTCTTCGAAGACACTTATGTATTGGTTTGTGATACAGAGATAAATAACATCTTACAAATAGAGAACATCTTGAAACCAATTATCAATGAAGGTAAAAAATTATTAATGATTGCTCATTGCTCACAGAATGTAACAAATACATTAGCAGCTAATGTAATTAAGAACGGATTAAAAATTTGTACAATACAACCACCTGACTTTGGATATAGACAACACGAGCTGATGCAGGATATCGCAGTTAGCGTGGGTGCAAAGTATTTCAGCGAGAAAACAGGCGATGACTTGAGTTTGATTAATTTCAACGATTTGGGTCACTGTGCTAAGGTGATAGTTAGCCGGGACTCAACGGTCATCGTTAAAGATGATAATGAAACATCTGAAGAAGTAAAAGAAAGAGTAACACAACTTCAAGAAGCTCATAAAAATACTAAGCAGAAAGAAGATAAAGAATTTATAAACCAACGTATAGCTTCGCTATCAGGCGGTATAGGTGTGGTATATGTGGGAGGTAATACAGACCTTGAACAAAAAGAACTGTATGATAGAGTGGATGATGCGGTATGTGCAGTTCGCTCTGCACTTGAAGAAGGTATACTACCCGGAGGTGGATTATCACTATATAATTTTCATAAAAGCTATACAGTAAAAGAAGCAGGAGAAAAAGACTACGCAAAAAAAACTGCTTACGCAGTTTTAGCTGAAGCGTTAAAGTCACCACTTTATCAGATATTAGAAAATGCAGGATTAGATGCTGATAGAGTTTACGATGATTGCAAAGGAGCACTTTACGGTTACGATGTAAAAAAAGAAAAGTACGGTTACCTGATGACACTCGGAGTCATAGACCCCGTGAAAGTCACAAGACAAGCACTGCAGAATGCAGTATCAGTAGCGGTTACTATTTTATCAACCAATGCTATCGTGACTATGGCACGTAGCTATGAAACAAAATAATGGATAGTCATTGGAGATATAATAACTACTTAACTAAAGAACAGAAAATTGATTTTAATTTAATGATAGTCAAGAAGACACCTATCGATGAGATTTGTAAAAAGTATAAAGTATCTAAAAGGTTTGTTAAATATAAGTCTTTGAAATACTCAACTCCTACTATCCCTATTTATTTGGGAAGTAAACAAGAGCCATACTATTCTGATGAAATGATGTATGGTAAGTTAAACTTAAATTTGTAATATGGAATATGCAATAGAAAGTCCTGTATTCGATGCGTTTAGACAAAACGAAAAAAAAATCAAAGAGGCAATAACATTCCTCAGAGAAAATGATTATGTTGTCTACAAACAAGGAGAATATAAAAAAGATGAGACAGAGAAAGCTAAATAATGGAATCATAAAACATTTAGCAAAGTTGTTTCCTAACAATCAAGAGTTAGGAGCAGAGATAAGAAAAAGAATAGTTAATGAAAGCAATAGGGAAAAACGTAGTAATACAAAAGATAGAGGAAGAGGTTAAAACCGAAAGCGGTTTGTTGTTATCCAATGAGGATGCAAAATCTTTTAGATATCAAAAAGGTAAAATTATTTTACCCGGTTCTGAATGTTGTGATTTAAAAAAAGACGACATTGTTTACTATGATACTCGAAACTCTTACACCTTAATAATCAATAGTGATAATGTCACGATTATTCAAGAGAGAGATGTCGTTGTTGTCTTATAAACTCATTCATTTTAATTATCGCATTTCGATACCTTCTATCCGAATAAGATACATTCTTTAAAAACATAGGATTCTGAGAAGGTGACGTAGGCATCTCTTCGCCATTTAGTTTCTTATAGATTGAAGTTATAACTCTTTTAGACTTGTACGATAAGTTGTACAAACCTTTTGTCTTTCCTTTTCTTTTTCTAAATACTTCAATCCATCCATCACGCAACAGTTTATTGAATCTGTTTTCGTCCCAAGACAATATTTTGTCGAACTCTTCAAATTTATCTTTTGAAAAATAGCTTTCAGAGTTTAAGAAAAGAATCACATCTAAATCCGACTGTGTGAGACCATACTTTACTTTAATGTATTGGCGTATGATTCTCCAATATTTTAGGTAGTCGTTGTTCAAAATACAATGAATTAAATTTATTAACTTTGTACAAAAGTAATAATTATGCCTGACAAGTTAGATTTTAATAGCACGTCTTTCAAAAATTCCCAAGCAGCTAAGATTGTAAAGAACAAGCCAAACTCGTATGGGAGCAGAAAAAAGAAATCTAAAAACCCTACAGGGATTTTAGGATTATCTTTCTTAAATCCTAAAAAGGGAAGATTTGGAAGTTACTCGTGAGAAAAGACAAATGGCTCATAGAGCAATATAATCGAAACAGGTTACCTAAAGATTGGGTATATACAATAAAAGAATTATGGCAAAAAAGGGAAGAGCTAAAAAGAAAGGAAACAAAATCTGTCCGGCAGGAATAGCTTGGGCGAAAAGAACCTTTGATACTTACCCTTCAGCTTATGCTAATATGGCGGCAAGTAAATATTGCAAAGACCCTAACTATGCTAAAGGAGCTAAAAAGAAAAAGTAATGGACGCAAAAAAATTAAAAGAAATTTCAAGTCAATTAAAAAAAGCATCTGCTATGCATAAAGCACAAGCGGGTAAGATTGATAGATTAATTAAGTCAATGTCAAAGAAAAAGAAATGAGCAAGTTAAGTAAAGCACAGAGAAAAATTGCAAGAGCTGCTATGCCTTTTGATAAGATTACAAAAGCAGATTTTGACGTATTGAAGAAACGTAAAAAAAATAAAAATAAATAGTTATGCCAACAGTTAGTTATAAGTGTGCAAACACAGGAAAAATGAAAAAACAAACTTTCCCTTACAATGCAGTAGGTAAAGCTCAGGCAGTTGAGTTTGCTAAAACAATGGGGGGAAAAATTAAAAACAATCCAAATAGATATTCAGACGGATACTAAAAATGGGTGAGTTAAAAAAATGGAGAGAAGAGAAGTGGGTTCGCATAGGAACTGATGGTTCTATCAAAGGTGCTTGTGGGACAAGTAAAAATAAAAAGAATCCCGACAGGTGTTTACCTTTGAAGAAAGCTCAATCTATGACAAAAGCGGAGAGAGCGAGAACCGCAAGAAAAAAGAAACGTGCCGGAGCACGAGGTAAAACAGTTGTAGCTAATACTAAAGCAGGAAGAGTTACAAAAAAATACACTAAGAGGTAATGGCGGATAAATCTAAAATGAAATGCAATGTCGTTGTACGAAGTGATAGAGCGGGTAAAAAGAAAATGGTTAAAGCCTGTGAAGGAGGAAAAGAAAAACTCATTCATTTTGGAGCAAAAGGATATGGACATAATTATTCACGAGCTGCGAGAAAGAGCTTCAAGGCACGTCATAAGTGTGGAACCGCAAAATCAAAACTAACTGCAAGATATTGGGCGTGTAAAAAATTATGGGCAGGAGCAGGTGGCTCAACCAAATCAAGTCCGAAAAATAGACAAGGAAAATATTAGTATCTTTGTAACATAAATACATACTGTTATGGCTAAAAAGAAAAAAGACGATATTATGATTAAAGAATCCAATCAAGGAAAGTTTACTAATTGGGTCAAAAAAAATATGCCGGGTAAATCTACCTGTGCGGCTGCATCAGCAGTATTGAAAAGTAAAACCAAGTATAAACCAAACGTAGTCAAAATGGCGAACTTCGCTAATAACTTTGGCTGCAAAAAATAATTTAAAATGAAACAAGGTTATAATGACAGACTTGATGAGTCTATTGGAATGAAGCACAAAGGACCAAAATCTCAGTCTATGAAAAGTAGAAGAGATGAGTCAAAGGGAATGGCTAAAGCTATGACAGGTCACGCTTATAGTGGAGACCACCATATGGATAAGCACTACCCTAAAAGTGTAAAAGGTCATTTAGACAAACTTATCAAAAAGTAAGATGGGTAAGTGGTTAGTTAAAATCGGATTATGGATGCAACGGGCGTGGAAGAAACTTCTATGCAAGTGGAATTGGCTAATTTCTAAATTGATTATAGAAGTGGACGAATGTCCGGTTGCACAATGTATGTGTAAGAAATGAAATGGAATGAGAAATCAAAAGGCTTTGGCGACACAGTTGCTAAGGTAACTCGAATAACAGGCATTAAGTCTGCAGTAGATACAGTTGCGAAGAAGTTAGGGACCGACTGTGGCTGCGATAAAAGGCGTGATACCTTAAACAGAATAATTCCCTATCAAAAATAAAAATTATGGCGTATCAAAAATTACAAGGTAAAAGAGCTATAAATGTATATCCTACGGATAATGTAATTATTCCCGCACCGGGAGATGAAGCAGTATCAGGAAATACAGACGCTAACACCGCAAATAAGTTAGTGGACTCAACTGCATTGTTTCAAACTAAAAGTATTATTCCGGGAGCTACTGTATATAATACTGATACCGGTGCTGCTGCAACGGTAACAGGAGTAGATAGTCCTACAACTTTAAGTTTGAGTGCCGACATCTTTACCGCACAACCTGAGGCTTATGTAGTGTATAACACTAATAACAGTGAAGGTCCTGTTTTATTTGTTGGAACAGGCGGTACATTAACTATTAAAACAGTTGGTGGAGATGTTGTCCAATTAACTAATGTAGCTAACGGTTCATTTATTCCTATTATGGTTCAGTGTGTACAAAACTCAGGAACCACATCAAGTGGAATTATAGCATTGTGGTAATATGGGTAGTATAATAGCTATAGGAAATGCAATACTAACTACTATAATGAGTGGTAGTGGTACTGTGCCTACAAATTTTTTGATAACCGAAAATGCATTCGCTCCGCCTAATGACCAAATAGTCACTGAAGCGGGAGTTGATATGATAGCAGAATAAAAATAAAATTATGGCAACAAAATTTTCACAGTTTAGTGCAGTAGCTCCATCAGGAACAACAGAGATTGTTGGATTAGATGGGGGTTCAAATGCAAAGTTTGCGATTAGCACTCTTAATGTAGGTAATCTCGGAGGTCTTCCTTTGTCTATAGGAAACGGAGGTACCGGTCAAACAACTCAACCTTTAGCATTAGACGCAATAACTGATGCAAACAATCAAGTTGCTAATGATATACTGTATATAGACGGTTCAGGAGCAAGTAATGTAGCTGCTTTTACTGACCCTTCAAGATTACCGGGTGTTCCGGAAAGAATAGGGATATATGCAGAATATCAAAACGGAACCGCAGGGGGGACATATTTTAACTTTCCTAATGGAGGTAATACGGATATTCCTTTTAACTTTTCACAAAATTGGTCAACAAGTAACATTAACAGTATTTCAATGACTTTCAATGGTCAAGCAGGTGCTGCCGGTAATACCACCTTTACTTTACCTTTGTCCGGTTATTATAAGTTTACAGTAAATTTAAATTTCTTTGACCAAGTACAAGGATTGAAAGTCACTTCAAATTTATTTAACGTTAGCACTTCTGCACAAAAAGGAGTTATATTTCAAAGATGTGAAGCTAATGTTACTATCGAACAAATGTATGTTGGAGTTGCTACACAAATATTTACTGCAAACGACCAAGTACAAATTTATGCTGAATTTTCCGGTGGAACAGGTACACCTGACCCTTATCCAAGTACAACTTCAGCTAATTATCCGGGTGCTTCAGTATTAATTGAATATTTAGGTCAACCTTAAAATTTAACATGGAATATCAAACATCTATAACAGTAGACATCAAAGACTTAAAAATAACATATGAAATTGTAAATGAAGATGACTCAGATAGACAAGGATACAACATTCAGGTTAACCCTTAAAGATGCGGCAGGATTAGGGTTTGTTCTCGTAAGCATATTAAGTGTTTACTTTTCTTTGAAAGCTGATATTGCATTAGCAATGGAAAAACCTGAACCGGTTATATCTGAGCAAGAATATCATTACAAAGATGAGATTGTTAGAAAAACCATTATGTTAACACAACAAGATGTTGACGCAATGAAAGAAGATGTTAGAGAGATTAAAGAAACATTAAAAACTTTAGAAGCACGACTTTATGAAAATAAAAGAAAATGAAAAATTTAATTTATTGCTTATTATTATTGTTGCCGTTTTCATCTAATGTAGAAAACAAAACGGATGACATTTCATATGACTACACCGTACTTCATTTAAACGCTAATTGGAATAAATCCAATGCAGTTCCTATCGATAAATTAATTGGCTGCAATCTTGAGTGGGCTTTGATTGAAGAACAATCCTCAGCAGTAAAAGAAAAATTTTCAAAGATACCCGTAGTTGCGTTAAAGAAAAAAGGCGAACCCGTAAAAGTATGGGAAGGAAACATTATGTTTGAACCTACAGTAACTGTAGAAGAAATACAAAAAGTATTAGATTCTCTTAGATAATGGCTAAGATTCATATACCTATTTATCGTGAAAAGAATCACAAGAAAAGACCGGGAGTTCATTCAAAGAATGCATCCAAAAGTCAAACAGGATATAAACAAAAATACAGAGGACAAGGAAGATGATACCATCAGAAATAGAAAACATTATAATACACTGCTCTGCGACAAGAGAAGGTGATGATACAATAAATGCAGAAGTAATAGATAGATGGCACAAGGCAAGAGGATGGAAAGGGTGTGGATATCATTTCGTTGTATTAATAGATGGAACCATTGAAAGAGGAAGGTCAATAAATATTTGTGGAGCTCACACAAAGGGAAAAAATTGTAAGTCTTGGGGGGTATGTTATATTGGTGGCGTGGAGAAAGATGGTAAAACTCCTAAGGATACTCGAACACAAAAACAAAAAGAGTCATTAGAATACTTGTTGTATTTTTTAAAACTACTTGCACCTGAAGCAAGTATTAACGGACATAGAGATTTCGCTAATAAAGCGTGTCCAAGTTTCGATGCAACTAAAGAATATCAATACTTAAACAAAGATATTTTTGAAGACATTTATGGAGATGAAACAGATATTTAAAAAATTATTCGGATTAGAAAACTTGGGTCAAAAGGTCGGGGACTTGGCTGATAGATTTATTCAATCTAAAGATGAGAAGGCTCAGTTTGAAAAAGAGATGACACAAATATTTCTTGATGCTGAAAAAGATATTCAAAAGAACATTAGTGATAGATGGAAAACTGACATGGCAAGTGATTCGTGGTTGTCTAAAAACGTAAGACCTATGGTTTTAATATTTTTAGTTGTATCCACTGTGCTCTTAGTTTTTATTGATGCAGGTGTAATTCATTTTGAAGTAAAATCTAATTGGGTAGACTTATTGCAATTAGTTTTAATAACAGTGATTTCTGCATATTTTGGAGGCAGGTCATTTGAAAAGATTAAAAGAAAATAATTTGTAACTTTGTAACAAACCAAAATTAAATCAAAATGAAATTAAGTAAAGAAGAATTAGAAGAAGTGCAGTCTATTAATACTGACTACACAAAAAAGAAAATTATGCTTGGAGACTTAGAAATTCAAAAAGCAGCAATCGTTTCTGAAATAGGAGCTTTGAAAATAAAGTTTGCTCAGAACGAAAAAAAATTGATAGATAAATACGGGAAAGATTCTGTCATTAATTTACAGACAGGAGATGTCCAACAAAAAAAATAAATACTAATGGCTAAAATTTCTACATATATCATTGATAGTACACCCCAACTAACTGACAAAGTTATTGGAACTGATGTAAACGATAATGACATAACCAAAAATTATCTAATTGGTGATATTGTAGCTTTAGTCCCATCCCCAACTTTGTCTCCAACAAAAATGTTTTATGGAGACGCTGCTTCTTTAGCTGCTGAAACCTCAACACTAACATACATAGTAGGGGGTTCAGGTATAGTTGCAGAAGATACTGTTGTAATGAGCGGTACTCTATTGGCTGATGTATGTAGCATTAACAGTGTTACATCTGTATTGGTTGGTAAAAGAGTTCTTTCACAACAAAGTGGAATTGCAAATTCAGTGGCTATTGGACAAGACATTTGTGATTCAGGAGCTAATAATTGTGTAGACAATGTATTGATTGGAAAAGAAATGTTATCTGCAGCCGCAGACTCATTTACAAAAAATGTATTGATTGGAAGTAAAGTATTAAATCAATCGTCACAACAAATTGATTCTAACACTGTAATTGGATATGAAGCAGGTCAAGCATTAGACGTACCTCTTTCTGCTAACATATTTATTGGTGAGGAAGCTGCTAAACTTGGTGGTCTTAGTGGACAGAATTTAACTACTAACATTGCTATAGGGCAACAAGCCGCATTAAATTTAGGTAATTCAGGTAACAATGCACCAACAAATAACATTGCTATTGGTACTAATGCAGGTAAAGCAAACAGTGGTAATAACAATATTCATATAGGAACCAATAGCGGAGTATCAGCTAACTTAGGATTCTTTAATGTAGGGTTAGGTGCTAATGCTTTAACGAGTCAAGTTGGCGGAGACTTTAATGTGGCTATAGGTAATGATGCTTTAGAACAATTACAAACCGGAACTACTAATACTGCGGTTGGGAAAGCTGCAGGTTCAACAGTAGTAGGATTTACTAATACTACCAACTTAGGTCATAACTCTCAAGCACAAGCAGACAATGAAGTTGTTTTAGGAGATAATAATGTAACAACACTTAGATGTAATACACAAGTTATTTCAGGTCTTTCAGATTTAAGAGACAAGGATAATATTGAAGATTTGTCTTTAGGGTTAGAGTTTATTATGGATTTAGACCCTGTGACTTGGGATTGGGATAGAAGAGATGGTTCAATGGAGGGTAAAAAAGACTCAGGTTTTGTAGCTCAAGAAATAGATGAAGTTGTTTCACAGTGGGAAGCTGAAGAAATCTTACCAACATTAGTAAACAAAAATAATCCTGATGCTTGGGAAGTTGGTAATGCAGCTTTGATACCTGTATTAGTAAAAGCTATACAAGAATTAAAAGCAGAACTTGACGCTTGTAAAGCGGAAAAGTAAAATTTAATTAAATGGATATTAGAAAAATCTCTATAGGTCCTGACTATAAATCAGGAGCAATGCACTACATAGTAGGGCAAAGTGTATTAGGTTCTGCATACACTATTCATCTCATAAAATATTACGAAGAAACAGATTCGATAAAAATTTGGATTGAAGATGCCGATGGAGTAATTGTATGTTGGAAAGAGTTTACTTCAACAATGCCAATATCCATTGAGTACAATATAAATTTTTAATGAAATCTATTTATCAGTTTATAGTTAGTCCTGTAAATAACAAGCGATATAACAACACTAAAAAAGTTGGTGATGTTGATTTAGTTATAAGTACGTCAGAAGAAAATCATACTACATCAAATCGTGAAGCAACGGTTATTGAGACTCCAATCAACTATAAGGGTCCTATTGAAAAAGGAGACACATTATTAGTACACCACAATGTTTTCAAGTTCTACAATGATATGTACGGCAAGAGACAAAGTGGAAGGAGCTTTCTCAAGGAGAATGTTTTTCTTATAGACAGTGAACAGTTTTTTGCTTATAAGAAAGACGGGGAATGGAATGGATATGACAGGTATTGTTTTTTAAAACCTGTTCCGGTAGAAGAAAGTTATATTTACAAACCCTTCAGTACAGAGCCTTTGATGGGAGAAGTAGTAATAATTAATCAAGGTTTAAAAGACAAAGGCGTAAAGGTTGGTGACAAAGTGTGTTACAAACCAAATCAAGAGTATCAATTTAAAGTGGACGACCAAACTCTATATAGATTGTATGACCACTGTATTACTTTAATTTTATGAGTAAAGAAATTAAATTAAGAATAATTGAAGCCGGAAATCAAGCGGTTGAACAACTAATAAAAGTTGCTAAAGAAAAAATTATAAAGCCTGACCCTGATGACGACCTTGCTGCAGACCGATTAAAGAATGCGGCAGCCACAAAAAAACTATGCATATTTGATGCATTTGAAATACTAAAAAGAATAGAAGAGGAAAGAGCGGCTTTAGAAGGAAATAATATAGACACCAAAGTAGATACTAAACAAGGATTTGCAGAACGAAGGTCAAAATAGCATATTATACAAAGTTGTAAAAGACTATGTTCCTAAGAATGTTTTATCGAATAAAAATCGTAATCATTCTTGGTTGTATGGTTACAATGATAAGTACGATTTAATTGTTATTTCTAAGTCAGGTCAAATAGGAGAGATACTATATATTTCAGGTCTTTACATAGCTTTACCGAAAGAACCTAAAGAGTGTCTTCAAAGACACTCCACCTCATCAGAACAATATTGGGAAAGGCAAGAGTTACCAAAACCTTTGAGTAAGATATCATCCATCTTTCAGTGGAATGAAATGCCATCTGAATTTAAATCAAGATGGGTGGATTATATAGAAGCTGAGTTTGACAACAGAGAGTTTGGTTTTTGGTTTATGAATAAAAGTAAACCAACTTACATTACAGGAGCTCACTATATGTATTTACAGTGGACTAATATTGATGTAGGATATCCTGAATACAGAGAAGCAAACAGAATATTATATATATTTTGGGAAGCATGTAAAGCAGACAAGAGAAGTTTTGGAATGATATATCTAAAGATTAGACGTTCAGGATTTTCTTTTATGTCTTCTTCTGAATGCGTCAACACAGGAACACTTGTAAAAGATTCTCGAGTTGGTATACTTTCTAAAACAGGTTCTGATGCTAAGAAAATGTTTACAGATAAAGTTGTTCCAATTAACAGTAGACTTCCATTCTTTTTTAAACCAATTATGGATGGAATGGATAAACCTAAAACTGAATTAGCTTATCGTGTACCTGCATCTAAGATTACCAAAAAGAATATGTATGATGTGGAGGAGGATGAAATAGAAGGGTTAGATACCACAATAGATTGGAAAAATACAGATGACAACTCATATGATGGTGAAAAACTTCTGCTATTAGTTCACGATGAAAGTGGAAAATGGTTAAAACCAAATAACATATTAAATAATTGGCGTGTTACAAAAACTTGTTTACGATTAGGTAGTAGGATTATTGGTAAATGTATGATGGGTTCTACATCAAATGCTTTAGCAAAAGGTGGGGGAAACTTCAAGCAATTATTTTATGACTCTGATGTAATGAAGCGTAATGCAAACGGTCAAACAAAAACAGGATTGTATTCTTTATTTATTCCAATGGAATGGAATATGGAGGGGTTTATTGATAGGTATGGTCAACCCGTAATAGACGATGTGGTTGATAAAGTAAGGGGTATAGATGATGAGTATATAACACAGAGTGCGTTACAGTATTGGAATAACGAGGTAGAGTCATTAAAGCACGACCCTGATGCGTTGAATGAATATTATAGACAGTTTCCAAGAACAGAGTCTCACGCATTTAGAGATGAAAGTAAACAATCATTATTTAATCTTACTAAGATATATCAACAGATTGATTATAATGATGCAATGATTTCAGAACAACATTTAACAAGAGGTTCTTTTCATTGGGTTAACGGAATCAAAGATACTTCAGTTTATTTTACACCCGACAAAAGAGGAAGATTTATTATTACTTGGGTTCCGACCAAAGGAATCCAAAACAATATCTATACCAAAAATGGTAAGAGATATCCCGGTAATGAACACATAGGTGCTTTTGGATGTGACTCATATGATATTAGTGGAACAGTAGGTGGTAAAGGTTCTAATGGTGCACTACACGGACTTACTAAGTTTAGTATGGAAGAAGCACCAAGCAATGAGTTTTTTTTAGAATACATAGCAAGACCACAAACCGCAGAGATATTTTTTGAAGATGTTTTAATGGCTTGTGTATTTTATGGTATGCCAATACTTATAGAGAACAACAAGCCACGATTGTTATATCATTTCAAAAATAGAGGGTATAGAGGTTTCTGTATGAATCGTCCCGATAAACAATTTATCAAGCTATCAAAAAGTGAAAAAGAATTAGGAGGTATACCGAACTCAAGCGAAGATGTAAAACAAGCACACGCAGCAGCTATTGAATCCTACATAGAATCACACGTAGGATTATCACAAGATGGAGATATGAAATCAATGTATTTCAATCGTACATTAGAAGATTGGGCAAGGTTTGATATTAACAACAGAACTCAGTATGATGCTTCTATTAGCTCCGGATTAGCTATAATGGCGTGTCAAAAGCATTTATATATGCCTGAAAAAAAAGAGTCAAGAATTATGATTAACTTTGCAAGGTATACTAACGAGGGAAAATTAAGTCAGATAATTAGATGAAAGACATAAAAATAAATATTTCATCTGCAGGATTTCCAAGTCAATTTGTTCCTGATGCAGAAAAGGCTACAGACCAATATGGATTGATGATAGGACAAGCTATTCAGTATGAATGGTTCCGTAAAGATGGAAATGGTTGCAGATTCTATGACCAATGGCGAGAGTTTCATAGGTTAAGATTATACGCAAGAGGAGAACAGTCCATCGCTAAATATAAAAATGAATTAGCTATTGATGGAGATTTATCTTATCTAAATTTAGATTGGACTCCTGTACCTGTTATCCCAAAGTTTGTTGACATTGTAGTAAATGGAATGTCAGACAGGTTATTTAAAGTAAAGGCATATGCTCAAGATGCAATGTCACAAGCCAAGCGTTCTAAATATCAAGATATGGTGGAGGGACAAATGGCTGCTAAAGATATTTTAAGTATCGTAAAAAAGAAAAGTGGATATGACCCTTTTGTAATTCCTGAAGACGAACTTCCTCAATCTGACGAAGAGCTTTCATTATATATGCAGTTAAACTACAAACCGGCTATTGAAATAGCAGAGGAAGAAGCCATTAATACTTTACTTGATGAAAATCATTATGAGGATATTCGCAAAAGAGTTGACTTAGATATTACCACTTTAGGAATAGGTATGACAAGACATCAATTCTTACCCGGTGCAGGAGTAGAGATTAAATATGTTGACCCTGCAAATGTAGTGTACAGTTATACTGAAGACCCATACTTCAAAGATTGTTTTTATTGGGGTGAAGTAAAAACAATACCTATGACTGAATTGATGAAGATAGACCCTTCACTAACTAATGCTGATTTAGAAGAAATTTCAAAGTATAGTCAAACTTGGTTTGATTATTACAATGTAGCACAATATTATCAAAACGATATTTTTTATAGAGACACTTGTACCCTTCTTTATTTTAATTATAAGACGACAAAAAAGATGGTGTATAAAAAGAAAATAACTGCTTCGGGTGGCGATAAGGTTATTGAAAAAGATGATAGCTTTGACCCACCAACAGAAGTAATGGAAGAGGGTAACTTTGAAAAGTTTGAAAAGACCATTGATGTGTGGTATGACGGAATAATGGTTATGGGAACAAACATTATTTTGAAATGGGAACTTGCTCGTAATATGGTAAGACCAAAATCGACAAGTCAACACGCACTACCAAATTATGTTGCTTGTGCTCCAAGAATGTACAAAGGAATTTTAGAATCATTAGTTCGTAGAATGATTCCTTTTGCTGATTTAATTCAAATGACTCATTTAAAATTACAACAAGTAATTGCACGTGTTGTGCCTGATGGTGTATATATTGATGCTGACGGGTTAAATGAGGTAGACTTAGGTACAGGTAACGCTTATAATCCTGAAGACGCATTAAGACTTTATTTCCAAACCGGTTCTGTTATTGGTAGGTCTTACAATCAAGATGGAGATTTTAATCAAGGTAAGATACCAATTCAACAATTAAACTCTAACTCAGGAGCCTCTAAAACACAAATGCTTATTACTAATTATAATCATTATTTAAATATGATTAGAACAGTAACAGGATTAAATGAAGCAAGAGATGGCACAGACCCCGACCCAAACTCTTTAGTAGGTTTACAAAAACTTGCTGCATTAAATTCTAATGTAGCCACACGCCATATTCTTGATGGAGGTTTATACATTTATAGAAGTGTAGCTGAAGCATTAACATATAGAGTGGCAGATATTTTAGAGTATTCAGATTTTAAAGATGATTTTGCGAACAAGATTGGAAAGTATAATGTCTCTATCCTTAATGAAATAAAAGACTTATATATTTACGATTTTGGAATCTTTATAGAAATTGCACCTGACGAAGAAGAAAAAGCAAAACTTGAACAAAACATTCAAATGGCTTTATCTAAGCAAGATATTAATTTAGAAGATGCTATAGATATAAGGGAACTTAAAAATTTAAAACTTGCTAATCAGTTGCTGAAATTAAAACGTCAACAGAAGCAAGATAGAGAAGAGCAAATGAATATGCAGAAACAAGCTATGACTGCTCAACAAAATTTAAAGTCTCAAGAGATGGCTGCACAATTAGCAATGAAAAAACAACAGATGGAGATGCAAGGAAAGATGCAGTTGGAACAAGCCAAGATTGCTTTTGAAATTGAGAAAATGAACAATGAAGCAAAATTAAAATCTCAATTAATGGCTGAAGAGTTTAGCTATAATCAGCAGCTTAGAGACATTTCTGAGAAAGCACTGCAAAGTAGAGAAACTCAAAGAGAAGACGCAAAATCATCTCGTATCAATCAACAAAACACACAACAATCTCGATTAATTAATCAGAGAAAAAATAATTTACCTCCACAAATATTTGAATCTAACGAGGACAGTTTAGATGGTTTTGATTTAGCTGAGTTCTCTCCAAGATAATTGAATAAATTGAACGAAAATTATTTATTAACTTTGTAAAAAATCTAATCTAATGGAAATAAAAGTAAAAGCGGTTGAGGCTACCGAAAAGTCTAAACAAGAAATTGAACAAGAGTTACTTGATAAACATAGTAAAGAAAATGAAAAACAAGAAACTCAAGTTACAACAAATGACTCTAACGTGGAAAGAGTGGTTATCGGCAATGAGAGTTCCACCACCACAGAAGAGCAAGAAAGTGTACAATCGAAAGATGAAACACAAGAAGAGACAACTCAATCCTCAGAGTTAAAAGAGGAAGACGTTCTTTCATTTATTAAGAATAGATACGAAAAAGAGTTTACATCGGTAGACCAAATCTTTGACCAAAAATCAGAGAATGAGGAATTGCCTGAAGATGTAAAGGCTTATTTCGAATATAAAAAAACCACCGGTAGGGGGATTGAAGATTACGTAAAACTTAATCGAGATTTTTCTACTATGGACGAAGACAGTTTGTTGGAAGAATATCTTTTAGCTTCAGGTGAAGCAACTGATTCAGAAGATGTAGAAGTTCTTATGGATGACTACACATTTGATGAAGAGCTTGATGAAGAGAAAGATATTAAGAAAATTAAAATGTCTAAGAAAAAAGCTATTGCAAAAGCTAAAAAGTTTTTTGATGAGCAAAAAGAAATGTATAAGCAACCGGTTGAGTCAAGCGGCACTGCTATTTCTGAAGAGCTACAAAAAGAAATTGATAGTTATAAGCAATATTTAGCTGAGGCTAAAAGCAGCGAACAGGAAATAAAAAGGAAAAGAGATTGGTTTATAGATAAAACCAACGAAGTATTCACAGATTTCAAAGGTTTTGATTTCAAGATAGGTGATGCTACTTTCACTTTTAATCCCGGTGACGGCAACAAACTTAAAGAAAACCAACTCGATAGTTCAAAGTTTATAAATAAATACCTTGATAATGAGAGTGGTTTAATTAATGATGCGGCAGGTTACCATAGGGCATTAGCCATCGCAACAAATCCGGAACGATTTGCTCAGTTTTTTTATGAGCAAGGGAAAGCTGATGCAACTGAGGATGTTACACGCAAGATGAAAAATGTTGATATGTCTGAGCGTAGAACACCGCAGTATACAAGGCAAAATAAGGATGGGTTGCAAATCAAGTCTATATCTACTCCAAGTAGTAGAGGCTTGAAGATTAGAAGTAATAAAAAGTAATAACCATTTAAAAATTAGAAATTATGGCAGGAG